AGAACATGGAGTGGCATTCGCAATCGCTCAACAAGTTCGCAACGGTTTCGCGTTCGACTTCGACACGGCGTGTCAGCTTCACTCAGAGCACGAGCAACGTATGCAGGAGATAGAGCATGAACTTCAACAGGTGTTTCCGCCGATCATCACTAAGAGATACAGTGAGAAGACAGGCAAGCGACTCAAGGATCACGTTGAGATATTCAACCCCGGTTCTCGACAACAAGTTGCAGACAGACTTGCGAGTAAGGGCTGCGTATGGACGAGCCTCACCCCGACAGGGAAGCCCAAGGTGGACGAGAGCACACTTACAGAGCAATCAGACTCGCCTGAAGCACAACTGGTTCTAGAGTACCTTACGCTATCTAAGAGACTTGGGATGCTCAAGTCTTGGATAGATAACGTAGGTATTGACGGCAGGATACACGGCTATGTCAACTCGTGCGGCGCTGTCACTGGACGCATGACACACAACAGTCCTAACCTAGCTCAGATACCATCGGAGTCTGAATACCGTAAATGTTTTATAGTTGAGGAGGGTAACGTGTTAGTAGGCGCTGACGCTTCAGGTCTTGAACTGCGCTGTCTTGCACACTACATGAACGATGTCAATTACACTAGAGAACTCCTTGAAGGAGATGTACATGCAGCAACTCAGAAGGCTGCGCGACTTAGAACAAGAGATGATGCAAAGCGTTTCACATATGCTCTACTCTACGGAGCAGGAGATACCAAGCTGGGAAACCTCATCGGAGGAACTGCTAAGGATGGTAGAGATGCTAGAGACAACTACCTTAGAAGTATGTCTCCTTATGCACAGCTGGTCGGAAAGGCTGAACGCGCAACTGAAAGAGGCTGCTTATCCGGCATTGACAAACGCAAAGTTCGGATCAGGAACAGACACGCTGCACTGAACACACTGCTCCAGTCCTGCGGTGCTATCGTTATGAAGCAGGCGCTGGTACTGGCTGTTGAGAAACTCAAAGACGTACCGCATAAATTTGTTGGTAATATTCACGATGAGTTTCAGGTAGAGACTCCTGCTGAACATGGTGAAACAGTAGGCAAAGCATTAGTCCAGTCCATCATTGAGGCTGGCGAGGTTCTTGAAATGCGCTGTCCGTTAGACGGTGAGTTCAAGATAGGTAAGACATGGGCAGAAACTCATTGACACCCATGCTAAAAACGTGGTATAATATTATGGTAGTTAACCAAAAAGGAGAGTTGTTATGACTGACAAACCACAACCACTAACGCTGAAGGGTACGCTTTACTGGGTCGAGCGTAACAAGCTAAACAAGTACAGCAACAAGTACCAGATTGTTCTTGGTAACCTGAGTGACAAAGCTGTTGAGGCACTCGATAACATGGGTATTGCTGCTGCTAACAAGGGTGACGAAAAGGATTACTTCATCACCATGAAGAGTAACAACCCCATGAAGATCACGGATGAGACGGGCAGTGAGTTCGACTCTGAAGTGCTGATCGGTAACGGCAGTGAAGCAGTCTGTGTTGTTGGATACTACGACTGGTCTGTTGGCACAGGACGTAGTCCCAGCATGATAAAGTGCAAGGTCACGAAGCTGATTGAGTACGCTGACGACGTTGTTGATGAGGAGATGGCTTTGTGATCTTGGTTGATGGGGACATCGTAGCTTACCGCTGCGCGTACAAGTCAAAAGATGATCGCGCAGAATACGCCGCATACAGTGCTGGCTCATACCTGTCTGATCTTATCAGCGACTTGTACATCCTCATCGAAGACGAACCTGAGTACCGTGTGTTTCTAACGGGAAAGGGTTCATCAAACTTCAGACATGAGTACGCTGTAACCGCAGGCTACAAGGAGAACAGGAAGGACAAGGAGAAACCTGAACACCTCGCTGTTATCCGGCAGCACCTGATAGACGAATGGGAGGCTGTTGTCAGTGACGGAGAAGAGGCAGACGATTTGATTGCCATCGCCGCAACTAACAACCCAGACTCAGTCATCGTCAGCATCGACAAGGACTTCGATCAGGTTCCGGGTAAACACTACAACCCCAACACTGGCAAGCTGTACGATGTCAGTGAAGAGGATGCCGTTAGATTTTTGTACGAGCAGATCTTGACTGGTGATCGTGCCGACAACATCATCGGCATCAAGGGTGTAGGCCCAGTGAAGGCGAAGAAGGCGCTGTCCGACTGCGTTACTGAACGACAGATGTATGATGTCTGTGTTGAAATGTATGGCGATCCAGAGCGGGTCATTGAGAACGCTCGACTGCTGTACTTACGCCGCAAAGAGGGAGAGATCTGGAATGCGCCGGACGCTGAGTAATGTTCCCAAGGGCTACGACTCGTGGCTTGAGTGGGACTTAGCACAGGAACTGAAGGGCTGTCAGTATCACCCTTGCGCGGTTCCGTATGTGCAACACAGGCATTATCATCCTGACTTCACGTATGATGATGGTGATATAACATATTATATTGAAGCTAAGGGGAGGTTCCGTGACAAACCGGAGGCACGTAAATATGTTGATGTCAAGAAGGCTCTCGGCTGGACGGAGGAATTGGTTTTCGTGTTCCAAAACCCAGACAACAGAATGCCAGACGCAAAACGTAGAAAAGACGGTAGCTTCTACACTATGTCAGAGTGGGCTGAACGACACGACTTTAAGTGGTACACACCAAAGACCATACCGGAGGAGTGGAAATGCGCCACTTAATAATACCTGACACACAGATAAAACCTAACCAATCTTATGAGCACATGCGTTGGGCTGCGCGGTACGCTGTTGCAACAAAGCCTGACGTTATCGTACACCTTGGCGATCACTGGGACATGCCTAGCCTATCAAGCTACGATGTAGGTAAGAAGTCGTTTGAAGGTAGGCGTTATTCCGCTGACGTTAAGGCGGGTAACGATGCGATGAAGTTGTTCACGGATACGATCAAGGCAGAGCAGAAACGGTTACGCAAACACAAGAAGCGAATCTGGAAGCCCCGTCTTATCTTTACGTTAGGTAACCACGAACAGCGCATCGAACGTGCGGTTGAGAACGATGCAAAGCTAGAAGGATTGATGAGCTATGAAGATCTCAACCTCAAAGATTGGGAAGTACATCCTTATCTGCAGCCAGTGCTTGTGGATGGTGTTGCTTATTGTCACTTTTTCACTAGCGGTGTCATGGGCAGGCCAGTCACTAATGCAAAACTACTACTGCAAAAGAAACACATGTCTTGCATCATGGGACACGTACAAGACAGAGACATCGCGTTCGACAGAGACGCCAGCGGAAAGCGAATGACTGCTTTGTTTGCTGGTATTTATTATCAACACGACGAAGAGTATCTAAACCCTCAGACTAATGGGAGTTGGTCTGGGCTGTGGATGCTCAACGAAGTACAGGACGGTGCGTTTGATGAGATGCCTATCAGCATGGCGTACCTTCGGAGGCGGTATGGCAAGAACGTTTGATGAAATGCTAGAGTTAATCGCGCACAACATAGACGAAGTGACGTTGATGGAAGTGCTTGAGATAAACTCAGAAGATATTGTTGAAGCGTTCGCTGAACGGATACGCAGCAACCTGTACAAGTTTAACGGATTAGAGGAGGAAGTAGATGAACACTACGTCTGATCGTAACACACCGTTTCCACGTTCGATAGATGACGCAACACCTGCTGAGTGGGATGCTATCAAACGACAGGTAGGCGGCAACCACTACAGCCGGTATGTTATCCAGCCTGTTGACTTCATCATTGCTAACAACCTTGACTGGTGCGAAGCTAACGTGGTGAAGTACATTACTAGGTGGAAGGACAAGAACGGCGTTGAAGATTTACGCAAGGCGCAGCACTACCTTGAGATGTTGATCGAACGTGAAGTAAGAGAGAAGTTATGAAGGTCATTGAAGGTAAGTTCGGGATGCAGGACAAGGAGGAAGTCAAGGCTTCTGATATGTTCCAGAATCTCGCAGACGTTACCGATATGATGGAAGAGGAAGGCGTTGAGATCGAAGCGGTTGTCGTTATCAAGACTGAAGTGTACGGCATACAGGTTTTAAGTAACGACATGACACAAGCATCGGCGCACTTCTTGTTATCAAAAGGATCAACAGCCATACAACTAAACGACCTTGGAACGGAGGACTAATGGACGCATA